GGTTTTATAATCCCATCTTTGCCAACATCAAACCAGGTGGAATGGACAGCCACGCCAAGTGCAATCGGGCCGGTTTCATGCAGGCCCCGCTGGATGAGTCTCATATCCTTTTCAGGGATGGTTAGGCTTCGATATTTTTTGATTCTGAAAGGATACGCTCTGGAAGCAGCTTGCTCATCAGGCTCACCTCTTTTTCCAGGCACATACGGCCATAATTCCTCTGGGCAAATCCCGTGTTTTGCGAGTGCCTTCATTATTCCCCGGATAGTAGTTCCTTCGTACGATTCACCGGGGAATTCATCCTCCACCTTGGCCCACTCATAAATCCATCTTTCGGAAAAGTCGTATTTCTTGCCGTACTCTCTCCATTCTTGAAACTCTTTTAAACCAGCTCCCATAAATCCTGCACAGGTTCCCTCATTACCCTGATCCCTGACTTCTGTTTGTTGGCTTGTCCAATTAACTTCCTTCGGCAGATCATATTGAGGAATCGGCACCATAAGGTCTTTTGTGTTTGGCGGCTCTGGTCGATAACCTAATCTATGATCCATTTTCGGTTTCCTTATATTTTATTAAATAGATTTTTAATCTCCTCATACATTCTATTATCAGTGGCCGGGCCAAAGTGATTATGGTTCCAAGCCCAGAGGGCAACTCCTATAGTAAATAAATCATACGGCAGAAGGGTATCGAATTGCGCTTGGATTTCCCCTAATGGAACCTCGCTATCATAGTTTCCAGAGCTGTCGGCTGGTTCGCCGCAACACTGGAAAATGAACATAACAGGCTTAGTAATACCCTTTCTGTTCAAGTATTCTCTTTCTTGCCTGCCGACTTCGGCGAGATACGCTAGGGGTTCCTTCCCCCACATCTCGCCAGAGCCATCAAAGGCATAGCAATCGGGACTAATGAAGTCCATCGCATCAAAGTTTATTTTGTCCCAGTCGCTCGTTCCTCCTGCGAGTGTCTGCGTTACTGGATGGTTATCCCGTGCCTTGAAGAAGTCGTATATCTCCTTTTGCTGCTCAAAGCTTATATCCCTGTTCCAGAGGTTAGCTTCCTCAATCGGCTGCCAACAGTACAAGGCAGGATGGTTCTTGCATTTTTCGATAATCTCTGCTACATCATTTTTATTCCAGGAGCCGGTTGCCAGTATTTGGTTATGAACCATACTAGCGATTGAATAATAGACTTTAAGATTCGCGTCTCTGGCCCTATCCAAGAAACTAATTCCACTTCGTATTGAATGGGAAAGTTGGAACCTTTGCGGCATTCTCTCAAATTTGCGTAGTCCCAGGTATGGAAGCTCATAACTCTGAACAATAGTAATACCGAGATCAGCTATTTTAACGAAATCATCATCAGGCCCCACGCAGAACATCACCCGCTCAGGCCCGATTTGCGATTCCTTCTCAGGCCAGTCGGTTATATCTGGGCCAATTTCAGGAAACTCATTCTCATTTAGAAATACACGTTTCTGGTAATCCAAATAATCTATCTCAGTTTCAGCTTTTATCTCGGCACAAATTTCCTTAAAATTATTCCAGTCCCTTATGTGCCTAGCCTTACCCCCTCCCTTCTGAAGATAAAGTTCTGCTCTTTGCAGAATTTTTCCCTTCATCTTTTATCCCCCCTTTCTGGAGTGTTTCGAGATACGCCTTGCTTAGCTCGAACGCTGGTGGGGTAAAGCGCTGAACGTTCCTGAGTCTTTCCGTCAGACTCTTGATAATGTTAATCGACTGGACCAGCGATAAATTCCCTTGGGTAATAGCCGTGATATTTTGGGCTACCTGCACAATGTCAGGCCGCTTGCCGAAGCTCTTATTCCAGTTGAATGCGAGCAACCGGAACTCAAGCGCCAAATCTCTGAGAATAGGTATTATCGGAGCGTTGATAACCCTGTTCAGTACCAGGTTGAGCGCCTCCTTGACCTGGGACTTCTCTTTCCCGGTTGCCGGAACTAATTGTTTTTCAGCCGCCTTATCATCCATTCCCTTACGCATAACGGCAAATCCCTTTTTCACAATTTCCTGCTGTTTCCGGCCCAGGATCATATTAAGATCCTTATGTCCCAGGATGTACTCCAGTTTCTTTTTATTCCTCTCGTATGCCTTTTTGTTCTTCTCCTCCTCAACGTCTTTCTTTCTCTTGTTTACCATTTTTTAGCTCCTCCAAGATTTTCAGGGATATTTGCTTTTCTTTCCCCAGCCTGTTAAAAATCGCCTGGTATAGGCCGAGCTTCTTATATGTTTCTATCATGGCGGCTACCTTGGCATGGGCGAGCTTGCACACCGAGGGGATAGGACTAAAGGGGTCTCCCGTGATCTCGTACATGCTACCCAAACATTGTCCCTGGCAGAGGTACTTAATCGCACAGCTCTCGCACTGAGGCATAGTCTTGAAATCAAAGGCAATCTCTCCGATAGCCAGCTCAAGATTCTTCGCCCGAATACTTTTGATTGCACCGTTTTTCACCATGAATTTCCCCAATATGAACTGGTCATACGATTGCCTGTGGCAGGGAACAATAGCCAAATCCCCCAGCCTTACATAAAGACAAGCCTGTAAAGAGCAGCCCAAACCCCGGCCGATCGAGGTGAGGCAGTTAGTCAAAATGTTATATCCCCTGCCCTTGAAAAGAAAATCAAGATACCGGGTCAAATCTCCGTTGCAGGGCTCCCTGAAAGTCCATTCAACTAGGAACTGCAAAAAGTTCATATAGTCTCTAATCTGTTCATCAGACCACTCGACATTGCGCACTTCCAACAGGTAAATATTGCCGAAGGGGATACCGAATTCCCGAAATTTACCCTGGAACCAGAGAAAGTTTTTCTTCCATTCTTCAATCAGTTCAGAGTAGACCATAGGGTGATAACCACAGCGATATTTCGCTCCAAACTCGAAGCATCTATCATAATACGCATCATCACGCTTCTCAATCCCCGACTTGAACGGCCTGTTGGCTTCGCAATATTTCCCGTCGAAAGAGGCTGACAGGTAAACAGGGATCTCTACTTCTCTGGAGAAAAGCATCAACTTTTCTACTTTTCTAGTCAGCCTTTCGTTAAGCAGAAAAGTAAAATTAGTCGGTATGACAATCATTTTCGGTTTTAATTTAGCTTTACTAAACTTTTTCAAAATCAAATTTAGAGCATCAAAACCTACTTTCTGAAACAGAGGTTCACCAGAGAAAAACTCCAAATCGGGCGCAAGACTCTTATTAATTAACCAATCTAAAAGCAATTCTAGGTTATGCAGTACGTCTTCCGAGTGGCTTATTTCTTTGGGGTAGAGTTGCTCGCCGAACTTGGCATAGTAGCAATATTTGCAATCAAGATTACATTTAGCATTAAGCTCGATCTCTAGCCTGCGGAAGTTTACGAACCGCTCATCCTCTTTATGCTTCCAGGCGTAAAAGAATGTCCTATCGAAAAAGGATTGTAAAAGCCGGTCATTTTCCTGTTGGAAAGTCACAAATTGCCTCCTCCAAAATTTCCTCAAAAGCACCATTCCCGAAAAGACGAATAAGTGAAACTGGAGCGAAATGAATACATCCTGTATTTAATATGTTCTCCATAGGACAAGACAAGCAAATATTCACAAATAAGCCAAAAATAACTGCCAATTCATCATTGAGGTAGTATTTAGAAACTTGACCAGCTAAAGCCAATTCCTTCAGCATAGCCATGATATAGCTAATTTTCAGTCTCCAGAAGTCGTGATAATTCCTGAGGACATAATAGAATCTTATTTTTTCTACTTCATCATTTGTATTTACAATGAACTTCTCATTAATGAGCTTGATTTTGCCTTCCTCAAACAGTGAAACATCCCAATTATCTACTATTTTTTGGGATAAAATACTCTCTATATATTCTGGATAATTGAGGAAAAAAGTCCGATGACACAAATGAAGGTCATTTTTTATTCCTATACCCAAATTGCTATCCCCACCTGAACAGGTGAACATGGCTGGTTTGGTAGCCAATTCATTCTGATATTTCAAAATCCTCTGGAATCTAGTTAGATAAGTATTGGGATATTTCCCTTTTCTTAAATTCCTGAAAAATCTAGCTAACTCCTTCCCATTCTCACTGGTATATCTTCCTGGAACGCAAAGGGTCGGTGAGCAGGAGTTGACAAAATTGACTCTGCTATTTTTGTTAGTCTTCTGAAAATCCTTCTCAATCTGACCAAAATAATCAAAATATTCCTTGACCTTGTTTGGTTCACTATTTAATAGTCTAATATTTTCCATAGTTAAAGTAGATTTCATCCGAATCTCAACTTTCACTTTCTGGAGCTTTCTCTTATTTAGACTCATTACTAGCGAATGAATATTTTGGGGAATTCTCTTTGCAGCCCCAGTTACTCGATTAACATCCGTAATATAGGCTGGCCCATCAAGTGAAATTTGAGGCTCGAAAATGACTTCCTTATTGCAGAATTTATCTATCTGAGATACAGTGTTGACTATTATTTCAGGATTAGTCATCAGATTTGTGGAAAATGCAATTTTTTCTAATTTGGGGAATCTTTTGAATAATTTCTGAAAGGGAATATATTCCAGAGTTAGAGTCGGCTCTGCTCCCCAGAGTCCAAAATAGGTAAGATTTTTGCCATAGACATTTTCTAAACTATCGAGCCAATTATCCTGTTTGAGCTCCTTGATAATCTTTTCATTGAGCAATTTCATAGAATTGGATTTAGGCAAATAGCAATATTTGCACTGAAGATTGCAACTTGCAACCGTAAACTGCTCTGCAGAAACCAATCTATTAGTAGCCGTAATGGTGGTCACTGTGGACTCCTCCATAATAAGTAACATACTCGCTAGCATAGTGTGGCATATAAAAATCTGTATATTCTGCTGAATCCTGGGTATAATAGACTCCATTGCGATGATCATTCCTGTCATTAGTATGATATACAGAACGATGTGTGTCGTTATCAACACTGAGCACCCCCGAATCGTAGGATGAATCAACACTAGAATTATGAGGAGCATCTTCAGACACATTCTCATCGTTGTGGTAGGTTGCGTTATCACCAGTATCTACCCCGCTGTTATGGTCATTCTGGTAAGTCGAGTGCTCGTCGACATCATAACCTGAATTGTATCCACTGTTTACACCTGTATTCTCATCGGTGTGGTGCGTAGTATCATGGTTTGTATCGTCCGAAGTATTCTGTGAAGGGATATATGTGGTTTTGTCCGCAACGCAGGCTTCATTATCCTTTATCGAATCAAGGTTTGTCCTAATCTCATCAACAACCGCTTTGGTGGTCAAAGCAGAGCCTTCAGTAATATCTTCATCCCAAACAAAAGACATAAATTTCTCTCCTAATTTCCGCTGTTATAAGTGCTATTCTGTGCATTATAGACCCCAGTATCATAAGTCCCAACAGCCGACGCCTCGTGCGAGGAATCGACACTACTATCCTCACCAGAATGGACAGTGGTATCATGTCCTGAATCTACCCCGCTGTTATAGGATTCCTGAACGCCACTATCATAAGCCCCGTCTACCCCATTATTATAGGAAGAATCATATCCCGAATCCTGACTGCCATGAACTGTTGAACGATGAGGACTGTCTGCTCCAGTGTATGCAGTGGCATCATCCCCAGTTTTGGCTGTGTCGTTGTCCACTGCGTTATAAGTAGCATCGTGATTGCGGCAATAGTTCTGGTCGTCAGCGTAGTCTATTGCGGTCCTTAATTCCTGGTAATCTGCGTCGTCTATCTCATCACCAATGCTGACGGGAAGATGTTGCCAATCATACTGACTCAATTCCAAGTCGGAGTAGACTATATCAATATTAGTTTTGACTTCGTTTTTATGGGCTGCACCATCTAACGTGCCTATAGTAATCGGAGTCCAGTCGAATCCCATTTTTCACCTCAAGGTAATTATCGAATCGATTCTTTTCTTCTCACCAGGATATAGCTTCTCCAGAGCCTTAGCCACGATTGCGCCTAAAGGATTGCCCCTCATTGCGATCCCCCTAAAATTGCTGCTCATTAGCAAGTCTCCCACAAGTACAGGTCCGACTGCATTAATCTTCAATCGTCCAGAAATTCCTACAGGGGTAAATCCAGCCTTGATTGCTGCCTTGATATTCTTGTGATTGTCTCCACCTAAGCAAAAACCAAAGGAGTCTGAATGCACTCCTATCACTCGCTTGTCGTTTGCTTTTATTGATGGGCAAACCTTGCCATCTTTCCAAATCAGGACATCCCCTGGTTTGGACTTCTCTGAATAAGGCATTAATTCTGCGAGGTCGTTATAAACGGCTCTCCAAACTTTTCCGTCGTCATCGATAATAGTATAGGTATTATCATCTGCGGCTATTTTCTTAATCAAATTACCCTTCGCTGTCTCAATATCCCCTGATAGGATTGGAGCATTCTCATGGCCCTCAGCGACCGCGGTAAAATTGGCCTGATTGCTAGTCATCTTTGCCGAGGTGAGCAGCGAGTTTTCAGCATAGGTCAGAGCCGTCCAGGTTCTTCTGATGAATTGCGGCCCCAAAGCGTAGCCCAATTCGAGATAGCAATTAGGGCACACGGCGGGTGGAGTCCCTATTCCAAGACTGGAAAGCGTCCAAAGCATAATCCATCCCGGAAAGCCTATACCAAATATCTTCTCTTTCTGGGTAATTTCACACCGGGAGCATCGGATTACCCGGGGTTGCTTCACGGTGATTTTTTTCCCAACCCTTTTCAGGCATTTGGGACAAACCTCAGGAGTCTTGCCCTCGGAGTCCAAGGCCAAAGGCAGAATTCCCCAGCCGAAAAATCCAGACCCGGGTCTTTCTTCAGTCTCATGTTTTCCGCAAAATACGCAGTCCACCGTCCTCTTTGGAGTCTGGAATTTCCCGTCTATCTTAGCTAAATTCCAAACTGGCTTACCGGCTTTAAGGACATATTTGACCCCCCATTTCTTCCATTTTTCCTCTATCAAACAATTAATTACCTTTCGATTTACTTTCATAATTACCTCCTGAAATACGTTAAGGTAATGGTATTAAAATAGCCATAGCAGCCCAAGTCCCGGGTGTGCCTGCTACCGTGCAGACCCAACCCGGCGGATCGCCTATAGCTGGAGCAACATTCCAGACCATATCGCCCACCTTCCATGTGCCCGAATCCGGTGCTCCGGGAAGATAGGCTTTAGGAAATCTCTTATGATGAACATTAGGGTCTTTCACGTGGGACTCACCGTCAAATGCCATTTTAATCTCCCCCCATCATAGGGTTGTAATCTTGGTCTAATAAGCCCAAATAAGCATCATCTAATACAAATGCCAGTATCTTCTCGTCGCTAATATCCCTGCAGATAAAGTCCACCAAACCCTGGGCAATATCGACGTTCTGGATCTCCTCTACCCTGGCGTAAATGGGATTAAGATTCTTCAAAAGCTCCGTAACTAGGATTGTGTCTCCCAAACTCAGGAAAATTCCCTTCAAAGTGGAAGTGACAGTGACTTTGATGAGGGGCTGCTTGTTTTTGTCGACTACCCTCTCGGCGTGCTCCGTTGCGCTGTCAAGGTCCGCGTGCCAGACAACCTTGTCTTCCTCCACGCCGGGATAGGTCCCAAACTCCGTCTTGCTGGCCTCATCCTCCGCCAGATGGCTGCCCGCCCACTCGTTAATATCCTCGTCCCAGCCGTATCTGCAGCGAAACGAGTTGATCAGGTTCTCCTTCGTTACGGAAGCATCTATTGCCAGACAATTGCTTCTATTGTAAGATGGCAGAGTGCCAGGTATGAAAGGCGGGATGGGTCGCTTGAACTTGAATTTCCCATCCTCCCCGATCCAGATATAGCTGCTGGTCAAATCCGCAATCAGCAAAAGGGCGGTAGTAATGTAGTGGCCGGTGAATTTCGCCCGCAGGGAATATTTTAATGTAGTGCAATCAGTCTTGTAGCTGCTCCAGCTTGTGTAATCAATGTCCGTGTTAGCGGTGCTCGCCGTATTATCCAGCCCCCCGTGGGTCGTCAATAAATCCCAAGCCATGTCCGCTGGGTTTTGAGGGGTCAGGTATTCCACTGGATTCTCGCCGTTACCCAGTCTTTTCTCTAAGGTGCTCACCATCTTATCTCGGATTTTTAAAATAGCCTCAGCTTCGGTATAGGAGACGTCCTCAACCCTCCCCGTGAATAATTCCTTTTCATTAGTGAACCCCAAATCGTCGGGTAGCTTTATCCCGAGCTGCGCAATAGTGCCAATTTCCGTCCTGTCACTTAAAAACAAATTCCAAATCTGCTCAATATTGGACAGGATGGCAGACCCGAACCCCGAGGTCAGCTCTGCAGACCTGGTTATGGTAGAAACATCGTTTAAGTAGTTGGTATAATCCACATCCTTGTGCCTAAACCAAATACCAGCTCTCACCATCTGCAGGGAAAGCCTTGCCTCGAATGCGGCGGCGTCGAGTAACATATCCGTTACTGTTTCCAATAATCCCAAAGATTCCTCTAAGGTTAAGGCTCTCTCAAGAGTAGGAAGGGATTCTAATAAGCCTAAGGACTCGGTGAGAAGAGCATTGATAGCGACTGTCTCATCTTCCTTCAGGGCTAGACTCTCCTCTAAAACCAAACCTCTGTCTAAACTGGGTAGGTTTTCCAGTAGAGCTAGGCTTTCTGTGAGAACTTCACCTCTTTCTAATTTTGTTAAGCTCTCAGAAAAAGCCAACTTCTCTTCAAGAGTTTCAGTCCAATGTGGAACTATCCGCACCATAGTCACTGGCCTTACCAGTTTCACAGGCCCCGCCCGATAAACTGGGGAATTAGCAGGTGAGCCGTGATTTCCGTTTCCCGATACGTCTATTACTGAGCTGGCTACGGTTGCAGTCCCTCCATCTGGTTTTTCGTTCATTCTCCAATAGCCAACAAGACCGTTTACGATATTATCATTACCTCGGGCATAGTGAAATGCCTGAATTTCTGCTAAGGTTAAATGTCTGTTGTACAACCTGACAATCAGTTCTCCATCAAATAAACTTGCGGCAACACCTCCCCAGTTATGAGCACCTAATAACATATTATTAGGAAAATTGGCAAAATTATCAGGAGTCTCTTGATTGGCATAGTTTACAGCTTTTGACACAGCATCGAGATATACAGCGACAGTGTCATTAGGGCCATCAAAATTCAATATAGCCGTATGCCAGTTCCCATCGCAGACTCCAACTGCTCCAGTATTTCCATTTAGAGCATTCCCATCTTCATCTTTTAGATAAAAATGTATCACATTCGCTAGGACTTTTTCATTTACATAATCATAATTAAAGCCTCCCCACAATGAAGTATTATTACCAGCTGCGCCAGTGCCAAAATAGACTTGAGAACCGATCGTAAAACTTGTCTTAACATGCATAGCGATGCAAGGCTTATTGGTTGCCATCTCCGAGCCAAAATTACCTAATGTGCCAACGTCCACATACTGGTCAATTCCATCAAATTCTAATGCCATCTAATCACCTCTATGTTACGGGTATTCTTATCTTCAGATTCAAAACCCCATAATCCCCAGTAACCTTCGTTCCATCATCTATCGCTATACGAGACAGCATCAAGCGAACCAAATCCTGAGCAGCCCAGCCTAGATTGCCCACCGTCTCATTCCACTCAATCTGGTCAATCTCATCCTGGTCACCATCTGTTGCCTTGTCTCCGCTATCTAATGTTCCATAGGCAGCATCCCAACTCTCACCCTCGGTCTTGGCTGAGTGAGATATTCTGAACTGAACCTCATTGCCGTCAGCAGTTTTAGCATAACCATATAAGCTGAAATATACCGTACCAGAAGCATCCAAATTATCAGGCAATTCAAATGCTGGCTCTAGGAGGATAAACTCCTCGGTGGTATCGTCAAAAAGATGTCTGAACATTCCACCGTTAGTGCCTGTGTCCCTGTCAAGAGGAGCGGGATTACTAGTTGGATAATTCCAGCTACCTGCAGGTAGATTTACTTCTGTATAGGCCATTTTTTACACCCCCAAATTTAATATTCTTAAACCCGCTTTAGTCCTATGCTCCCTGCTGCATAGTCACCTTAACCGTAAAGGTCAAAGTCTCCCCTACCCCCAAGGTAATAGCGTCATAGGTGAATCTGCAAAGACACTTATTAAGATGATTTGCATTATCCTCACAGATAACTAATTCCTGGTAAACGTGGGAAGTTAAATCACCGAAACTAAATGTATTCTCCCAAGTAGCTTTGTAACTGGCCTCATACGCACCAACCACATCGTCGTAATGAGTCTCTGCGCCTATCAGGTCATGCTGGGCTGCGGCTGCTGCGGTGTTGTCCTCCCCTGCTCCCATCCCAGCGTAGTTAGCGGATACTGGCGAGTCATCGCAGATTATCTTTGCCACATTAGTCAGGGCATCGTTTAATATCGCACTTGAAACTTTAGCCATTCTTATCCCACCTCTTATGTTCTAATATTTCTCCCTCTCCGGTTGAGCGTATCTTCTGCTGGTGGACAACCTTCCCCTTTTTATCCCGTTTGACTATATCCACCGATAGCTCCCCGATTCCCATTTTGGTATTGAGATTTTTCCGGAGAGGCTGCTTTTTAAGAAGCATCTCCCCTATTTTTTTAATCCTCAGATACGCCTCGCTCCAAAGTCTAAGCAAAATCATAAACTCACCATCGGTGAAATCAGGCATCTTATTTCTCCCTCAAGATTAGCGTTCCGTAATATAGACCCTGCCATCCTTGCCCAGACATCATCATCTGGAGGGGCCGGGTCTCGTTGATTATGACGATGGTGACGTAGCTGCCGGGGTTGTTCTGATAATCGTAATAGTATTCAAGTTCCGTTATATCTTGCCACCATTCGTTGAGCTGGTCGGCGTCGGCCTTCTCGATAGCCATGATAGGCACTTCATCGTATCTCTTATTACCCCATTCATAAACGTACAGAGAGTTGTCAAGGGTTTTATGAACAGCCCGCCTTCGGCCCTCGGGAACTTCGTATCCCTCTATGGGGTCGAAATCAACATCTATCACTCCGTCGCTCAATCGCATTATGGCCATTATCTCACTCTCCTGACTCCCACAAGATCCCGGGAGAATATACCCCGGCGCGCTGTTTCCTTAATAACAGGAATAAATTTCTGGAACATTCTTTCAATTTTGTCTGGCGTTAAACTTTCAATATCAACATTAGGAAATTCGGCAGTCATATTTATAGGACCAATATTCTGTTCTATTCTTGCTCCGCCTTCCCCTCTCCGCCACTGCTCGGCCTGAATGGGGTTGAGGATCGCCTCCTCTTTGTGAACTTTGACGATCATGGGTCGGGGTATGTTCGGGATTCCTATCTGGGCACTGGGGATACTGGGGCCGTGGTATGTCCCAAAGATGTCGAAATACTGAGAGCCTATCGAGGGGATGTCCGGCATGTGGAGGATTCCAAAAATGTCAAAACTTATTTCCTCGGGGATCTCCTGAAGTTTGGTATTGATTTTATTTACCATCTCATTTATGGCACGAACTATAGCATCGGCCATATCCCCTATGGCTCTGGTTATATTCTCTGCCATATTGTTTATACTGGTAGCTAGATCCTCTGTTGCTCTATCTATGGCGACTACCATGTCTTCTGCTGCGTCCTCTATGCTCCCCGCCGCATCATCCATCGAGTCCTCTATTTCCTCTCCTGCCTCGTCCATAGCCCCGACCATTTCATCCGCTGCGGTTTCCGTGGAAGTCGACATATCCTCTGCGGCTTCCTCTGCTACCTTAGCGGTTTCCTTTGCGGCTTCCTGTTTTTTCTTCTCAGCCTCCTCGTATGCCTCGACGCTTTTATTATAGGTATAGAGCATCTGATCGAGTTCTTTTTCTAACTGCTTTGCCCTCGCACTATGACCATATTCTTCTCTCTCTATTTTTAACTCTAAAAATTTAATCTCTATCTGTGTTAGGGCTATCTTGCGCCTTAATAATTCATCCTCTTTTGCATATTGATTTTCTATTTGCTGGAGCCTGCTGATTGCCTGGTCTTTGCGCCTAGCCTCCTGCTCTGCCTCCGACTCCTCTACTTCCTGAATAGCCCCTGTCTCAATTCCTACCCTGGTCTCGGCAGAGAGGGCTAACAACTCATCCAGACTTTTTTCCTTCAGCCAGCGGTAATCATAGTATTTATCCAATTCGTCAATGAGCTTTTCTCTGGTGCTTGCCCCCAGGTCAGCTTGCGATTGATACAGTCCTTCAAGTTTATACTGGGCGTCCTCTATCGTCTTTGATATAGCCAGTCCCACTCGGTTGAACTCGGTTTCCAACATGCTTGTAAAACCTAATATATTCTCTCCCATTTCCATTGTGGTATGCGCCATGCTTCTACCCAGAGTGCCCCAGGCGGTCTCGAAGTGGGTGGTTGTCTCTCGTATTCTTACTCCGAATTGTATGAGAACTGCGGTGGCTGCTGTTAATACGCCAGTTATGACGTCTCCTGCTGCTATAGCTGCCACAGCCATCTTTGCCAGTTGAGTAGCCACAGATTTCTGAAGGGCTTGAAAGGCTTCTGCGATGGTCTGGGTTCCTGCGATGACGGCGACCATAGCGTCCGAGAAAGAGGCTTTGACTGCTTCGCAAATAGACCCCCAAACTTTTCCTATTATGTCGCAGAATTTTTGCCAGAGGGACTTACCCTTATCAGTCAACAAAGCCCATCCCTGGAACCATTTATTTTGTCTTTTCTCTACAGTATTAAACAGCCCTTCCATCATTGCCATTACATCATCGACAAGAGCCCTGATCTCTGCTGCCGCTTCAGGGCTAAACTTTTCAACAATCTTCAGGATGGCCTCGAAGATAGTCTTGAATAATCCCACTATCGGCTGGAATATCTTCATTATCTTTTTAGTCATGTCATCCATAGAACCGAGCATCTTGTCTAACAATTTTTTAGTTTCTTTGGTTCCTTCTTCCAATTCAGTTAGCATACCAGGAGATTGACCCAAAAAGGCTTTGCCAGCTTTCACGCCTGCTAGACTTAAAGCTCGTTCAAGATCTCCCGATATAAGGGCATCGAGGATAGCCTTCTGTATCTTGGGTTTAGCCTTCATAAAGTTCTTTTCAAACTTTTCGCTAAATTCATAGGGAGCTTTTGCCGCTATGTCGGTAATTCCATGCTCAAACAGAATGAAGGCAGCGGCCGTGGCCGCAATCTGCCGCTTGGCTACCTGATTATAAGTTCCCCACCCTTTACTCGCATACTCCAGGGCTACTTTCTGTCCTTTTATTATAGGTATCAAGTGACTTAAATCTTTATCTAATACTTTAACCTGAGCAATGACTCCAGCGGGTATCATCTCTTTTAATGCTTCTCCAGTATCTTCTGCTCCCTTTTTTATCAATTTAAATTCTTCAGGAACCTTAAATCCTTTGAACCACCATTTGAATGCCCATCCAAGTCCCTCTCCAATTTTTTCACCTATATACTCCCCTATTTTTTTCCAATCCTCAATATGTTCTTCAACAATATCTTGAATCCAAACCCAAGCTCTGAACTCGGCCTCTATATAGTCTCTAATTCCGTCAATTAAGCCTTTGCCTATTATCTTTGCTATCTCAAGAGGAGTAACTGTATCCTCTTCAAACTCTCCAATTAGACCCTTTATAAAACCTTTGAAAAATGAGCCAACTATTTCTGCGAGATTCCATATAAATTTTATTTTAAGTTCAATTGTCTTTTCTGTTTTTTCTAAATATTCCTTAAACTTTTTAACCCAGCTTTCAGCTTGCTCTTCTGGTTTCTCTGGTGCAACTAACTTCTGAATAAATTCCACAGTAACTCGAACTATCTTTCCAAGCGCTGGCCAAAGCTCATCTTTTATCCAGCTCCAAGTTTTCCCTACTAAAACCATTGTCCAATTCCAAGCTTTTGTGGTATATTCTTCTATTTTTGGCCATAGAGTGTCTTTTATCCACTTCCAAGCTCCTGTTAGTTTCGGTGCAGCCCAATCCCAAGCCATTTTCGCATAATCCTCAATGTAAGGCCATAATTTCTCTATCATCCAAACCCAAAATCCTTTTAGATTCAACACCCATTCCCAGGCTTGACCAGAATATTTTTCTATGTTGGGGAAAAGACTTTTTTTTACCCAATCCCAGGCATCACCACTAAGATTAAGTGTCCAAGTCCAAGCTTTACCTAAGGATTCTGTAATTTTCGGGAATACTCCTTCTTTTAGCCATTTCCAAGCATCACCCGCTGTCTTTATGGTCCATGTCCAAATCTTAGAAAGATTCTCTATAACATAAGGGATAACTCCCTCTCTTAACCATTTCCAAGCTTCTCCAGCCGTCTGTATAGTCCATGTCCAGACTTTAGATAGACTCTCAAAAACAAAAGGAAAAGCCTCCCCTTTCAGCCAATCCCAAGCTTCTCCAGTAGTTTTAATAGTCCATGTCCATATCTTATCTAACATTGCCTTAATCTCTGGGAAAGCTTCTGTTTCTATCCATTTCCATGCTTCACCTGCCGTCTTTATAGTCCACGTCCAAATTTTATCCAAAGTTTCCCTTATAGTTGGAAATACTCCTTCTTTCAGCCATTTCCAAGCTTCTCCAGCCGTCTGTATAGTCCATGTCCAGACTTTATTTAGAGTTTCCGTTATAATAGGGAAACCTTTTTGTAGCCAATCCCATGCCTTACCAATAAGATCAATAGTCCAGTTCCAGCTTCTTTGTAACCAACCCCATATTCCCTGGAATATAGGCGCTAGTGCCTTCCAGACTGTTTCCGTCTTTCCCTGTATATTCCCCCAGTTGAATGCCCAGGCCAAAGCCAAAGCACCCACCGCCAGCATAATTAAGCCTAGGGGGGAGGTTATTAGCCCAAATGTCCCCGCAATGATGAGGCCCGCGGCCTTGACTACCACTGCTAGTTTCGCAAACAGACCCAATGCCCCTATGGCCCCCAGGGCCGCCGTACCCAAAAAGACAATCTGAGTGATGAGTTTTTTTTGCTCAGGGGTTAAAGACCTAACGGCTTCCTTCCATTCGCTCATTTTATCGACGATAGCTGCGCAGGCATTCACGATTACAGGCTCAAGCAGGAATCCTAATTCTTCTGCTAAATCGCTCATGGCATTCTTTGCTTTTGAGAGAGAGCCTGCCAGTGTTTTTCCCGTAGCCTCGGCTAACCCCCCCGCATTCTCTTGGAAAATTTCCATGAGAATATTGATTTTTTCGTCTGCGTCGGCTAAAGCTAGTGTCTTTTTCTGAGCTTCCGTGATAGCAATACCCATCTGGACTAACCGACCCGCTTGACCTCCAAGAGCCACACCAACCATCTTGGCCACTGAAGCGAGGTCGGCCTGCTGGCCGGTAGTGTTCTCGGTCATAATAGCCAAGTTGAGCAAGTGAGGGGTGAGTTCTTTGATCTGCTGGGTAGTGAGATTAAAAGAAGCGAGCATAGCCTGACCTGCTATAATTTGCTCATCCCCGAACTGAGTAACTTTCTGTAGTTCAGAAGCTAGCCCCGTTAGAGCAGAGATATTCTCCTGCGTAGCCTCTCCGTGATTCTTAAGTTGTTGGACTAATTTGGCAACTGCTTTTTCTTGCTTCTGGGCTGCATAGGTCACTCCTGCTATTGCCGCAGTCATACCAAGAAAGCCCCAGCGGGCTATGCCTGAGATTTCCGACACACCTCTGCCGATTTGGTCAAAACTGCGCTTCATTTTATCAACGGAGGTCTTGACAGAACGCTCTAGCTTTCCAAGTTCTTGAGTGAACTTGGCCTGATTGGTTTTTATCTCAACATATGCCTCGCCGATTTTACTCCCAACAGCCATTTATATCCCTTTCCTTCAAATCTTAATTCCCTTCCTTAATAGTTTTTGTTTCCGGGTTGTAGCCATAGCCCTGAGTCTTTTGATCCGTTGGTCTTTATTTTCTTCCACTTTTCCTTTTCCAGCCTGTTTCGGCTGAAACAGCTCGACGATTTCCGCTATTTTCTCCATATAATCCTGCCATTGATAAAGCGTAAGCCTCGGAATGTCCCAGGGAGCAATCCTATAGAAGTAGGTAATCAAAGGAAAATTTAGTTCCCAATCTACTTCTTGGTCGGCCCCCTTTTCAAGTTTTTTGCTTCTTTTACTGCCTTCCCCCCTAATTCTGAGACTATCTTCAAAGCATCCTCAAAATTATCGAGGTCTATCAATTGACCCATTTTTTCCAGCTTCAGCTCAGGGTGATTTTTCTTCAGGGAACACCAGAGGAGAAACCTTACTCCTATCATCGAGCCCATGTGCTTATCAATATCCCTAAGAGAAACCGGGCTTGAGGCTGTCGCTCCGATAGCCTCTATAATCACGCTATCTCTTAACTTGCTACTTTCGAGCGACTCCAATAAAGCCTTGTTTCTCTCTTTCCTGACAATGGTCTCGAACTCGGCCAAATCATCAATCGTTAGAGGAGAAACTTTGTATTCCTTCCCCCGTATCTCGACAATGCGGGGAATCCCCGCCATGTCCGGTAATGTAGTCATAAATTCACTCCTTAATTTATGTCATAATTAACCTATCTATGACATTTTTTATACTCCTCTTTAGGGCTGCACGGCTCAAGGAGTTATTAGCCTCATTAGACCAGCCCTGAAAACTTACTATGCGCTTGTGGATGCAACGGTCACTCTCACCAAACCAGTAGAGACAAAGTCAAAACTGACAGCCTGCGCCCCATCGTGAGGAACATCTATTGCCTCTCCCGTAATCAGGGCCCAGCAAGAGTAAGTGTTCCCGGTCTTGGACTCAAGTTGCAAATAGACTACTGTTCCGCTAACCGTGGCAGAACCCAATATGGCATCCTGCAAGATTTTTTGACCCGTGGCATCTTGTAAGTACCATGACCCGTCAAACGAGCCAGTGAAGTCCCTCTTCCCGGCAATCCGGGTCCTGTCGGCCTGGAATTTAGGGGTCTCTATTGCATCCAATGCTATAGTTCCTGTCCAGTGTCCTATCTCCGCAACCTCGGTAACAGGAGAGGAGGCAGCTCCCACATAAACTTTTCCTTGATACCCTGCAATTGCTTTCGTCTCGGCCATTTCATATTCACCTCCATATACTTAATAAAAAGCCCTCTAATCCATTGCCGTCTAGCTAGATTAGAGGGCATATCTCGGGTGATCAGACCGAGTTTTATTTTAGTTTTTCAAAGAAAACGTTAATAAGACAATAGCTTATTTCTGCTTTTGGAATTAAGTTTTACTGAAAATGGTTGTTTCAACAAACGATGAAACTATATCAAAGAGTGAAACTACTTAGATGTTTCGACTTTAATACGATATTCAAGTATCATATGAAAACGATTGTTCTCATCCTCATATAACAGCCTCGGGGGGCCTTGCCTCTGGCAAAAGTAAGCAGAAGCTCCCACCTCAAGGTCTGCTTCGTCCATCTCTTCTGTTATTTGCTTGCTTATATCCCCGCACTCCTTTGCAGAGTTAGAGTCGCTAAAGATGTCTATCTGGCAGAGAGCCTCATCCTTCCATTCGGTAAAACTATCCTCATTACTTCCTGTGACTATCCAGTAGCAGACGTAGGGATAAGCTGTGCCCTGTGGGGCTTTATAGTGATAAACTCCTGTAACAAGATTTGTTACATCTGTAACATTCAAGGCATTATAAATTCCCGTATTTAGGGCATTTATGTCAAGACTCATTTATGTCCTCTATTATCCTGTCTGTCATTTGCTCTTTTATCCTGGTGGTAGAAATCCCCTCGGTATAGGGAAGAATTACAAACCTACCTCTTTCGAGCATATATTTCTTATATCTTTGCTGCCCTTCTAATTTACCCCAATCTCCGCCCACTACTAATATGTCCACACTTAACTCCCCTAATAATTCAGTTATATCCAGCTTTGAATAAGGCACGGTTAAATCAACATATCTAATAGCGTCTATAATCCTTTTTCTTTGTCTATAAGGAATAATTGCCTTTTTGCCCTTATAGCTTTCTATTAGCTCATCAGTAGCAATTCCCACAATCAGCTTATCACCCAATCCCTTTGCTTTCTCCAAAAGGTTGAGATGTCCTATATGGAAGAGATCCCAGACTCCGAATGTAGCAATTATTGTCATATTCTGGCCTTCTTTTTTTCTGGCACTTGCCAATTCCCATACATAAATTCAAGATATTCCTCAACTCTTGCAGGAACATTAAATGCCCTACCCTTATATGCTACTGTCCTCCCTAGTTCTAAGAATGCCTTATGCTCTGGGGCAACAGAATACCAAACATCAATCAGAACCCCTCTTTTAATAAAATGAACATGGGGTAAGTGATTCTGGGGTTCTCTGTCCGTAATTACATAACTTCGCTTAAAGGCCCCTTCTTCCAATTCTTCAAAGAACCTATTCCGCTCCTCTTCTGAGCATGTTACACCAACATCTATATCGTTATCTCCCTTTATATAGCCATTATCCCTTACCAAACCCAAGCACGTGCCGTAAACTAGAAAATATGTAATCCCTGTTTTTTTAGCTATATCATCAAATTCAAAGAGACATTTATCCACTTCCTTTGGGTGCTTAACTAGCTCAAAGGTCACACTTTCCATAATCTTTCTTTCTTCTTCTACTGCCTTTTTTAACATCTCACCATACCTATCCCAGGCTTTTGACTGCTCCGACCCCATAGGACTGAAATTCAGCGGCCATCCTCCCAGAAGGAAGAGGGCTGTTTCCCTGTCAACCGTCCATATATCCTTAATCTCTGTATTAATCCCAAACCCAACATACCACTCCAGCATCTCAGTGGGCCTGAACCTAAGCTCAACTTCTTCAGGCAATTCCCACTCCTTCATCTCAGGCATAACGTCGGGGAAGTTATAGCAGAGTCGTTGAACGAAGGTCTTTTCCCCTGCGTCTTTTGTGGTCAATCCCTCCTGGCAGATATGATCTCTCTCTTCTACTCTGGCTCTCCTGATATGGATTACCCTGGACTTAGAACAGTGCGCGAATTTCCCCCAACCCACGCTGCGGACAGTAAGCTCCACATCACACCAGTAATGGACGTAGTCAGGGTGGAATATATTCCCCTTGAGGTATTTTTCTACATACTTGCGACTAATAAGCCCGTGGGGGGCGAGTCTGTCGTCGAACTCATCGGCAAAGCTCACAAGACCCATCCCATCGGGGAACGACTCGTGGAAGGTTGACACCGCCTCAGTCAACCAGTTACGGTTGACTTCCACGTCATCAGCGAGGAAGACAATTAAAGGAGAATCTGTTTTGTGATAACCATAATTGATTTTCCCGACATACATCTCCCGTTTTTTCTTTATCAGAATTCTCACATCATCAAAAGGAAGTTGTATTATAACTGCTAGCGACCCAGGATCGTCTTTATCGACAATCACCACAACCTCATAATCAGGATAAACCGTATTCTCAAAGAGCTTAGTTAGGCACTTTGCCAGTTTTTCATGGCGCTGGCGCGTGGGGATTAGGATTGACACTTTTTCCATTATTTTCCGCCTAATAATCGCTTGATTTTCCCTTTGTTATTTTCCAGTGCGGGCCTGAGATAGGGTTTCGCTGAAGCCCTATCGGTGCCGTACTCAACGTAGACCCCATATTCAACGTTCGTTCCGACCCTTCCTATAACCTCGTCTCCGCTCTTCTCTGTTTCGTGTGTAATGCTCGCTCTAAGCCTTCCCGTATCTACGGGACATATCCTCTTGGCGTCCCCCTCCACAAGAAGGCAAGCCTTCTCCATAGCCTGGAAGCATTTCTGCCCTACAAACTTAATAAGTTTGTCTCCATACCATTTTACTTCAGCCATTCATCCCACCCCGAATAAAGATAAAGAATGTCCGCCTCATAAGTAAAATCCAAGGGCTTTTGATACCCGCAGTCCAGACAGCGAGTCCCGCTGGTATCCCAGTTGTTACGCTTGCACTGGGGACAATATTCTATGATGATTGGCATTTATGAAATCTCCTTCATCTCAATCTCCAGGTGCCTGTGCTGCTCGGCGGGGTCAACCACGCATGTTATATTGAATTTCCTCGCCCCCAAAGTGAACTTGTCAATCGCCGTGATGGTGATTCCTATAGGGTAATCAACCATGAATTTGTGCGTCCTGAATACCTCTGTTTTCCCCGTCACGAATCGCTCGTTGCCGGGAAGGGAAATTAAAACACCCTTCATTTTTCGGTCGCCTTGATAGACAAAGGTGTATCCCCCCATCCCGTCGGAGACTTTCGTATAGTGTTGTAATGTCAATTGAGTTTTAGGGCCTGGAACCATTTTATACCTCTATCTTTCTATACCTAGACAAAATTTCCTTTGCCTCACTTGGCATCTCCTTTTCGAGCACTTCCCTAATAGAATCTAGCGAATACTGGCTGACTCCGAATATATCACTGCCTCTTTTCTTGTAGATAAATTTGACCAGCATACTCACCGCCAACTTCAAATCCTCGGGCAGCGTCGCCCACCCCGCCGTATAGTCAGTCCTGATATTCCTGTGCCCCCTGGGGAATCCCCCCGGCCTGTGAATAATCCCGCTATCGGGAAAAACCTCAAAAGCGCTATCAGGCTCATGGGGTATCTCCAGATAGGCCCAGGAAGCGTTAAGGCACTCTTGACCCATTACCTCAATCAGCTCGGTAGAGGCGTAGGAAGCGTAGCTGCTGTTCACCACCGAAGCCGACCAGTTGGTTTCATTATTTATCGCAGCCACCATAAGAGTTATGGTAGCGTAATCCGCAAAGAGTAAGGTTGTCTCTGTCCCGTCTTTGTTCAGAACCACGCCTGTGGAGGTGACTGACACCGTGGCGTAGGTAGAAGTTGCCGAGTTATTGACCTTGATGGCGTTGTTCCTGCCGATTGACAGCCTTGATACTGAGATGATAGGGAACTGCTTCAAGAACAGATGAGCCGATCCGTCTCCGTTAGAGTATTCCTTATAGGAAGTCGATTCGAAGTCCCTATGACAATGAGTATTTTTAACCCACGCATCTACCCCATTATTTATGCTGTCCACTATATCTGTTGGATCTTCCGCTGCCGCCTGGTCTGAGGTGATGGACAAGGCTGCGGTCGGGTCAGAAGTAAATCCGAATGTCAATGCGGCGTCGCTAGCCGAAACATCTATGGTTATCGTGTTTGCCGCAACTGTAATGGTGAATTTATAAGTAGCCGAATTGTAGGCTACCGTTGAACTGATAGTGAAAGCAGCGTCTATTCTAGTTTGAAGCTCAGTTGCTAAATCGTCACCCTGATAAGTGCCGTCCGTTATCTCCACGTTTTTGGTCACTGCATTGTAAGTCATATTCAGGACATCGTTCTCGGCGGTTATCTCAAAGTAGCCAGTCCCTACATCCAGGAAGTTAAGAGCTTCTGTAAGCGAAATTATGCTCATTTTTCTAACCTCTTTTTATAAATTAGATTCACTTAAATTTTCTCTTTTATAATGTTCGCAAATAAAATCTTTACATCCATCCCCGGGGTCTCGTGGTTTCTCATGCCAAACACAATAACCCCTACCAACGTAAGCACCTTGACTACCATTAAAATTGTAAAGACGACAGAAATCACAGACGGCTCCACCTTCACAATCTGAACACTGCTTCATTTTCCCTCCTGTATCTTATAAGTGCTATATTTATTAATATGCTTTATTATTTTATCTATTCTCTTCTTCAAGCTATCTATAAAACCACCAAGCGCACTCATTTCAGCATGATAAGCCTCATGCAAATAATTATAATTCTCTACAAGCTCATTTATCTTTTGTGCTATCTCATCCCAATCCCAATATACCTCAACCTCTTTATCTGTAATCCATTGCTCTTTTGTCTCAATCTTCTCCATCTTCTTCATTTATTCCCTCCTTAATTTAACCCGTGAATAGTCCGCATAAAACTGTTGCCCTTAGCATAAAGGAATATCCAGTAGGGCTTTTTCAGCTCTAACCCTAGATATTTCTCCTTGTATATCCCCCCAATTATCGAGGGAGTCCACCAGGGCAAATTTAACTGTATGATTTTATACATTATTTCCCCAATAGTTGCGCCAGAGTGAGTGCCACCACGAGATTAGACAGAATAATCATAATAGCTGTGGTGATCCAGCTCGGTCTTTTTCCTAATCTTTCCACATCTTTGGCAAGATGGAAAAAGTCATTATTCTTGAAGTCCTCAAATAGTTTGATAAAGTTGTCCACTCTCTCTCGTGTGACCTTGCCATAGGCGCATCCCTTATTTTCTTTGCCAGCCATTCTCACCAACTCCTATGTGTCTTCCAGCACGTCGTATTTTATTGAATTTCTCGTTAAATTCCTTTCTTAAAGCCTCGACTAATTTATCGAAAGTATCGAATTCCTCATATTTATCCTTTCACTCAACTCTCATGGAGTATCCCTTTTTCAGCTTCGTTATGTGGATTACCATTCAACTTAATGTTCCTATCGTATATAAAGATATGCTATTCCCTTTTTGTTAGTGCCGGCACCTGAAATATTGACGGTCAACTTATCATTCGCTACTGCGCCCAGGGAAGTAGATAGAATATACTCAGTGTTCGCAGTATCCCTATTACCAACCGCTGCTCCCATCAGCACATCCATGCTATCCTCGTCTGTCACTGTGACGGTATAATTATCGCTGGGGGCTGGTGAGCCCGGGTCGGTGGCCAGACCCAATATTTTGCCCGAGTAAGGATGGGTGGTCTGCCCGCTAGCCGTTCCGTCCTCTGCCCCGTCGCCAGATATCCAGGAAAATTTTATCTTCTTTATAGTGCCGTAAGTTTCCTCGGTTATAACCACTGTTCCTGCTGCCATAATTTATTCCTCCTTAATGAGCCTTCCCAAACCCAGGAGGTCAGCACCTTTAAGGGTGTTCATCTCCTTGCCATCCTTATCTTTGATGATAAAACTCTCTATGGGTCTGGGCTCGTATTTGATTTCTATCTCCTGTTTTGCCAGCTCTGTAAACTCCTTCTCGAATGCTTCCATATCTGTCATTACATATACCCCATTCTTTATAACTAAATCCCCTTTCTTTTCGATTATCTTCCCGTCCTTATCCTTTTTATCCTTTGTGTATCTCTTCCCGTATTTGTCTTCTATCAGCTTTTTCCTGGTCTCCTCGAATACCTTGAACTCTTTGATAATATCTACCAGCGCCCTTGACAGCCAGTAGGATGTCTTGACGGGCAACTTTTCCTCGATAATCTTTGGCAAAGTATCTATTATTGGTCTTAATTCACCTAGTTTTAGCTTCACTTATTTCTCCTTTTTCTTTGTGCGGCGTTTAAGGCACGCCGCAAGCCTATAAATCAAAATCTTATTCCTATTAATCTACTGACTGCCAAGTGTGAGCTGCCATTAGATATAGTGTTTCTGCGACACCTTTCACCCTTACTGGAATCAAGACGCATTCATCAAACGCACCAAATTCGCCAGTCTCATCGCTGCTAGTCCAACCATCTGAAACCGTCCCTTGGAAATCAAAGGCATAAGTAACAGTCCCGTCAATTTCTAGCTCCACAGCAGATACAGCAGTCGCAGCAGATTGATTTCTGATATTAACTATTGAATCAGTCGTTATAACCGTTCCCCCATTGACAATATAAGCCACAAAGGCATCTCCACTTACCGTTCCAGCAGTCCCAGACCCATCAAACATAGCCTGTAGAGCACAGACCCTATCAGCAGTTCTTTGCCCAGTTCCGAGATTGACATAAGCTGAAACAGAGATTAACTCGCTGGAAGTTTTAGCTCCACTAACGGTCATGTGAGACTGGACTCCATAGGCTGAATCAAGATTCATGTCAACTGTTACCCGAGGAGCAACTGCTACAAGCTGAGAAAGAGGAGCTTCTGTAGCACCATCTGTCTCCACCTTGAAATATGCACCCAAGAGTGATTTGGCAGCACTTTTCTTCAGCTTGAACCAAGTTCCTATTCCCACAACATTATCTGCAAAGGTTGAAATTTCTATAGAAGATGCGCTTGTTCCAATCCCTATATATGGACTCGCTAAACCTTCAGCGGGCAAAGCTCCTGTCATTTCAATTGAAGATTTAGAAAAGTTTAACTGGTAAGTTCCGTAGTTAAACTCAGCATACTGGTCGGATGCCCCCAAGAACACCTTGAAGTCTATATCATTGGTAGCAGAGCCTACCGTGACTCCGTCATCTCCTATGGTTAAGACATTGTAAAGAGCCGCAGGTCTTGACGCGAGCGCTTCGTGGAATATTAAATCTCCACCACTCCAATGAGAGTGTATTTTTGTTACTGGCATTAAAATCATCCTCCATACGCTTTTAGCGTTTTACAGCGGTGGTTCCGCTGTTATTTTTGTAGTCTCGGCTCCCGAACCATCCTATCCATCGGAGGGGAGCTGATATTTCTCATATAGTCGCCCTCATGCGCCTTTATCGCCTTGTGAGCGATGATAAGCTCAAGCCCCTCGGTGTCGGGAAGCTGTAATACGCTTCCCTTCCTGTAGTTATGCCAGTCTCTCGTGAGTCTAATCCACATTATTTTTTCTTTGGGGGCTTGTAGGGCTTCGCCGTTTTTCGGTCGATAAGATCCTGGGCTGCCCTGTCTGACAAAGTCAGGACAGCCTTTTTTGGATGCCCCATCCATTTACGTAAAAGCTCGATTTTCAATCCTTACTCCTTAATCGGTGATTGCCGTAGGCCCAGCTGCGTCTGCGAAGCGGGGTTTGCTCAGTATAGCTACGCAACTAAGCAATACGCTGTGATTGCTGAAACGGAATCCGAGCTTCACCGTGTCATACGGATTGGCTACAGTCGGTGCCAGATCAGCAGCATCTATCTCCACAACGATAATGGCGTTATCGCCTGTGACATCTAAAGTGTTTCCAGTTCCCATACTTACGCCAGTCGTGGGTAGAGCCACCAAGGCTTCCAGGGTATCACCGCCGCTAGTCACCTCAGCCCTATACTTACAGGCAAAAGCGGTAGCGCAAGTGGTGACATCCTCACCCTTATAAGCTATCAAATTTGACTCAGAACCAGTCCCAGTCACAGCAGAAGCTGAAGCGTTCACTACCCCGAAGGTCAATATGAACGTGCAGTGATCATAGTTTTTCATGCTGATTATATCGGTCTCTACTGCTGTATTGTCCCCATCAACCGCAGGAATCGCATTTACAATCTTATTTCTTTCTGAGAAAATCATTTATTCTCACCTCTCTATTTCAGGATGGGGGGGAAAATATCCCCCCCAAATTATCACTATCTCGCATTCAAAGTTATGAATGGACTTAAAGTCGAACTGGAATACCTCGGCGTTACTGCCGAAGGTAGCCAGGGCTGTCCGTCCACTCTAAAAGTGAACCTGAATGCTGTTTGGTCGTAGTCGAATTTCAAATGCATACTGGAATCGGCCTTAATTCCTCTTCCCTTTTTCTGCCCCAAGAGATATTGGGAGAAATCTGCTAAATAAATGTCTCCCTTATCTCCTAGCGTCTGGCAATGCTCCGTGAACATCAAGGGTCTCCCCATAAGAGTTTTATAGGGTTTCCCTGAAGCTCCGCCAGCAGGAAGATAGACCGGAACTCCGCCAGTCCCCACCGGTATAGTCATCACCGCAAGTTGGGGGAACGTGTCCTTGTTGGCCAGGTAGACAGCTTTGGCCTCGGACTCAGGAAGCAAGCGAGCCTCCATCTTCACGATATTCTCGTAAAGTATGGTATCGGCTGCCTGCCCCGTCTCCTTGGTTATGCCTACCAAAGCGGGAGCATTATATATTCCCATTGGTTGCGCCGCTCCGGTTCCATTAAGAAGCATACCATCCATTACCCAAGCGAAAGCATCGCTGAAGCAAGCCGTCAAAAGGGGCTCCATGCTGATGGGAGAATCCTCTAGTATCTGGTTAGAGGTATAAGCCATTCCTGCCAGTTCGTGCAAGGTCAAAGTAACCTGTCCGAATTTAGGCTTGGATGCGGTCTTTTCTGCCTCTTCTCCTACCCAGTAGAGCATTATCGCTCCGTGGACATATCCAGAGCTTCTGTCAACTGCCTTGATATAAGGCATGGTGATAGAGTTCACTGACATAGGAACGTTCATACATCGGGACATCAGGTTGGATTTCTCCTCCGACAGCTTCAATAATTGAGCACGGAATTCAACTGGAATTAGAAATCCGCCTTCGCTATCGGTCCCGGCAGTCAGCCCGTCTCCTGCGGCTTTCACCTCAAGAGCAACCAATCTTTTGTCTATATTCCTTGGGTTTACCTCGGCTTTGGCAACTGCCTGAGCATACTCGGCAAAGTTGTAGAATCCACCCTTGGGGTCTCCCTCCTCGGTGGGGTCAATTAATTTCTTATCTACAGGCTTCTTGAGTTCCTCAAGCTGTTTCTCCATGCTTTCGATGAATTTCTTGTTCTCCTCGGTCAGGTTCTTAGTCGCCTCGGTTATAGAATCGTTTATTAATTTTTTGAGTTCATCTGTAGTCATCTTAGTTGTCACCTCCCGTGACATACTAGGAAGGACAACCATCGCTACTTTCTGGCATCTCTGGTATTGTGTTCGCTATCTAACAGTTTTGCTCTGTCTCCGATAACTACTGTGCTCTACCTGATACCTCTAATTTCGGAATAGTCGCTTTCCCGTTATCCCCTTTTTTCAAAGAGCGGTTTTCCTAAATGGAGGTGGAGAAAATTGCACTCTCGTCCTCGGCAGACACTTCGGCCTTTCTCCGAGTCGACCTTTTTCACCCCCAATTATATTGGATCTATAGGCACCGTAGGTATTAACTCACTTCTTTCTCTCATTTATTCCACCTTCCCCCGTGCCTTGTCTATCATTTTTCTAGTCTTTTCTTGCTCTTCAATCATCTTGGCAAGATGCGTTTGAAAAACATCTCTAACTATATCCAGGATGTTTTGCTCGCTGAGATTGACTTTTTTATCCGTAGGATTTTCTTTGATTAAATCTAAATCGACCTCTTCTGCTTTCGCAGGGGGTTCGGTCGCATTGTAAAGTTCAAGGAGCATATCACTGCACTGCTTAACGAGCTTGCGGTTCTTCTCGGAGAGGACTCGGCCTTCCTTGAGGGATTTAAGCTCCTCTTCTATCTTGTTTAATTGCTCGGTCGTTCTGTCGAACAGCTCTCTGGTGATTTGTTGCTCTCTTTCGGTTTGCTCTGATTCTTCCTCTACGTTCTCTTTAACGGGTCTCTTTTTCTTATCTTCCAACTCAACCACCTCCCGTTCACCGCACTCATCACTACCAGATCCAGTTCCATCCAGTAAGCCATTTTCATTAAAGTATAAATCCCTTTCTCCTATTCGTATCTTTGTTGTTCCAGTATCATATTCATCTATCTTAATTGTTCCCAATATGGTATCCTCAAACTGCTGAGGACTAATATAACCCTTCTCTTTGAGCTTATTTAATCCCTTAATAGTAGTTTGTTTTAATTCAATGCTGTATATATTCTCCCTTTCGTCCTTTAGGAAATCAAAGCTGTCTAGGTTGTCTGCTGATTCCTGCCCTGGCCCTGGCCTTCCCACGCGGCGCATAGTCCCACCGCATTTTTCGCATTTGTAGGTATTGCAATGTTTCTCTGATGTGTGCTTCCAGCCACATTTAACACATTCGCAGTTGTATTTGGCCTTTTCTTCCCAATCCTCATAATATTCCTCCCCACCATATAAAACTGCTACACCTTCCTTGTTGGTGAGAGTGTTTACAGTTTCGTAAATCTTAACTTCCTTCCCGTGCTCCTCCACCCACTTCTTCGCTTTCGCCATCGTCCAGTTGTAAGGGGGTCTTTTGTCGAAAATGTAAGTCCGAACTTTCTTTATCTTTCCACAATAAAGAGCCGTTATTCCTTCTTTCTCTGATATAGTAATGGTAGCGGTTACTTTGCAGTCCCTCACGGGAATGCGGATAAAATTGTCGGTCTCCTCGGGTTTGGTGATTATCTCTTTAACAGTGCACTCATCACCGACGCATTCGATTATATCCTTTTTTAGCTTATCCGACTTTATCAGCCCCTTCGCCACCATCTCGGTCAGGGCTTCACGGTTGGAGGGGATCATAACTGCGGAGTATTCCATAAGCTCCCATTTCTTGTATCTCCGCCTGAGCCTGGTGTCTTGCTCCCCTTCTTTGGGTCTGGTTTCTTTACCATCGGGCTCTTCCCACTTGAGGGGGATAAACCCGACGCTCCACCCCTTCATAGCCGGCCCCGTCCCCGCCACGTCCTCGGAATAGAGGCGGTAAACGTCATCGGCAAATTGATGTTTAAGGAAGACTGTCTTTGCTATTAATCCCTTCTTATCCTTCTTGATCCAGATATTCTTCGCCACGGGAAGACCCGCGTAATTGTGTCCATACGGCACAACGGGGTTTTGCCGATAATGGGTTAGAATAGCGCCCTCGGGCTCTAATATCTCATTGTCCCTATCTTGCTTCCCCGTGTTAATATAGTTGGTCACCGCCCGCTCATCCTTATTCACCTCGGCCTTCTCGGCCACAATACCTTTCCTCACTAATTCCAAATCCTCAACGTCAATATCATGCTCTTTCGCCAGAGCCTCGGCCCGCTCGGGGTATAAGTCCTTGAGCTTGAGCCGCTCTGTTACTAAGTCCTTAGTCATTATCACCATCTCCTAAGTATTTACCTTCACTCAGTTTTTAATTTCGTTTATTATTTTTCAATTTTATCCCATTAACTTCAACTCTAACCTTAGTTAATGGTATAAAGGAATCGCGTAGACTCTTTTTATTATCAGTTGATTTGACAAGTTTGGTCAATTCGGCATCAATTATCTTCCCGATTTCCTCACATAAATTTTCATCTTCATCTATCATTTATTTCTCCTTCTTTCTCTAAATACATATTACATAAGGGGGCTGGCAGGATTTTTGCATACCTGCAATCTCCCAGGATCACTGCAACCATATCTTTATATTAGATAGGGTTTCAAGGGGATACTCTCCTCCAGAGTCCTCACCGCTTGGCGCACCCCTCCGGTGAGATACCTTAGCCCGTGATCAGGCTTAATTCAGTCACAGCCCCTGATTGTCAATAAAAAACGCCCTAGCCGTCTGTATACAGCCAGAGCGTCTTGAACCAATAGGACTCGCCTAGTGGTCTTTATCGGGGAGCGACCCCGACGTTATTGCCTGTCGTTATACGAAGTAAGGGCGGGGAGATTATTGTCAAATTTCTTTTGGCCTGAATACTATCTCCACTGCCTCCCATCCTTTAGGAACTTTCTTAGAACAATAATCTACTTTAAAATAATCCAACTCCTTCTCCTCAAATCTACCCATCAGCAACCCAAGCAACTGCGAAAACATCTCCTCCTGTGTTTTCCCTTCCATAACTGCACTCATTTTTTACCTCATTAATAATTCTAGTGACTTTAATGCTTCCTGCATTTGCTTTCTGACCACTTTAACTTGCTCTTGTTCATCAGAAGACATCTCATCCCAAATAAATTCATAATGATACCCATCGGGCAGGTATGATATGCCTACCTCAATAGCGGCCTTTAAATCTTCCAATCTCTTTTTAGCTTGAGGAGAAAATTGTTCGCTCATATTAGCTCCTTTCATTCCTCAATCACGGCCAACAGAGCACATTTGCAATTTGGATGAGCGCTAGGAGCGCTCACCCCACTGTTAAAACTCTCTTCCAATCCAATCGGGCCTTGCGCCTCATTATCTAAACATATTTCACAAGCACCAGGAGCAGTTAACCACTCCTTCTTTTCAACAACCCCGCTTTGCCTAAAAGCCTCAAGCGCTCCTTGATTACTGGCTGTTATCGTCTCAGTCCTCGATATCATCTGCGCCCTGTATTTACTACATCCCTCAAAAACTCCCTGGACTCTTTTTCTTAATTTTGGGATACTCTCCCCTTCTGCTACTCCTTCCCGTAGTGTCCTTTTTATTGAATCCAATGTAGTCCCATTAACGCTTTTTGAATATTCCTCTAGTCTAGTCCCCAGCCATCTCTGCACTCGGGGGTTGTTTATATCGAAGTCAATTCCTACTGCAAGGTCGGCCAGCTCAGCACTTCCCACGTCTTCCAGCACTCCACCAATAAAGGGTTTCCCTTCATGGTTAAACCTGTTAATCCACAGCGCCTCATTGAACAGCCAGTCCTCCTCCCAGTCAGCCTTGACGGCTTTGGGGGTTCGCTTCATATTGGCGAGGACTTCGGCCTCCTGCTTGCCGAATAATTCTTTAAGTTTAGTAATGAATTTTCTTTCGTAAGGGTTTTGCCGCCTTATGAATATTTGCCATTTGCGTTCTCGGAGTTTTTCGTCGTCTTTTGTTTCTGGCGGCCCCGGTGATCCTGGTATTGAATTTAAATTATCGGCTATTTCTCTAGCGACATCACCAACTAAATCATCAAACTCTTTCTTTTCTTGTGGTACGGTCGTACCACCTGGGAAATTAGAAGCGAGCATATCCAAATAAGCCTGCCCTTTTATTCGTTGCAGTATCTCATTTAAGTCTTTGCTCGAGCTAATCGGCATGAGGTTCATCGGTAAGAGGGGAACTTCGCCCCAGGGGACTTCCTCCTGCCCGTCCTCCTGCCTCTCCTGGTTTATGCTGGAGTAGCCGGTTCTAAGATTGCTTTCCCTTTCCTTCAGCCTGAACTCCTCGTCCTCGGGGACGGGATTCTCGAATAGGCAAAATAGCTTTCCTGGGGGATTAGGATATAATGGCATCAACTTCTCATTCAGCTTCTCCTCAATCAGCCGCAGGCGGGGGCTGATGGTGTCCTTCATGTACTGGTATTCCCCGATTTTCGCATTAGCGAGGTTCACGTCCTCAGTGGTCACTTTACTCATCGGCACCCCGAATATCCCGCAGATCTCCTGCATGGTCATCTTGCGGCCCACCAGATAGCTCATTTCCTTGGGGGAGAAGCCTAGTTCTTTAATATCGAGATCCCCCTCCAACACTCCGAACTTCCCGGCCTTCTTCCTGCCCTGGAATTTCTCCCGCCATTGTTTCTCAAAACGCTTGCGCTGGTCGGGAGTCATCCCGGTCTTAGTGATAACCATCAAGTCAGGTCTACCTTGATTCTCGAATAATCCCTGCTCGTAGTCCCTCATGTACTGGTTCACGTCCACCGCATTGGCCGCCCCCATCAGCGGCCCCATGCCGTATAATATATCTCTGGGGTTGGGGAAGCGAAAGTGGATTATCTCTGAGGGATCGAATTTCTCCGGCTCGCCGAAGCCTTTTCTTCTAAGCTCGAACCTCGCTATGAATTCCACCGGATCGGGGACGATAGTAATGCGGTTAGAAGGCAACACCCAGACCTCAGCGGGGACTTGCAAGCCGTTATTGCGTATATACCAATAGCTGTTGCCCGTCAGTTCCAAAAATAACTGTGTCTCGTAATGCAAATCGAAGGCGTTCCTCCAGAGATTCACATTCTTCATCAAATCAAGGAACGGGTGCTCCTCTATCTCCTCTATCTCCACGTCCTTCCTGATATACGACTTCAAGCGTCTATTCTGCAAATAGCATTGATAAGTCTTGTCGGTGACGGGGATGTGATTGACGAACTTCATCCCCTTTTCTCGTGTCGTCCTTCCCCCCGCCGGCCTCCTCACATACAATTTCAGAGAGACCTGCGCCACGCTGGTGGCGTTCATGCTCGCACACCGATAGACCCAGCTACCGTATGCCTTCACCATCTTGTCGAAGTCGCCATCGGCCAAGCGTCCCCGGGATAGCTCCCAAGGGGAGAACTCGGCGGCTAGAAAGGGATTCATTTTCCTCGCTGCCTTCATAAGTAAGCCTGAAAAGAATTGTCTAATAGTCAAAAGTTATCAACTCCTAATCTTAAACCCATTCTTTATTAGTCCAAATTTTGTTATATTTTTTCTTCATCACAAATGCCAGCCAGAGCTGCTCTATGGAATTGAAATAAAAACCCGGGCATTTAACACTGTAATAATCACTGTCTAAAAATTTATGGAAATCATCAAGCAAGATGAGTATACTAATTGTGCCTGTTATCTCCTGCAACTGGTCTTGGCGGGGAAGCCAGATACAATTACTATAATCAATATCCTGAAAATCATAATCATAGCCGCCAGGGGTAACTATATTCTCCCAAATAGGAACATAATGCCCCAAACACACTACACCCTTTCCCGGCCAACAAAACCAGTCACCTTCCTTGTATTTATGTTTATATTGTATCTTCTCCGCCTTTTTGCATGCCTCAATATACTCCTTACTAATATCCATTCACTCCTCCCCTATTTTCCCTCCTCAAAATCCTCCCCATACCTTTGCTTCAGCATCTCCTCCCGGGTCTTGGGCACGGGCTTCTCCTCCTCCCCGCCAGCTCCCACTACCCAGAACTCCGGCTGGACTTGGGCTTTCATGTTGACTATTGCGTAACGAGAAGCGTCTAGGGCGTGGTTCGGCCCCTCGGGCTTGTCCTTTCCCTCGGGATAGTGGTGCGTCTCCACCTCGTCCAGCCAGTTGGGGCATTTCTTGGAGACGAATAACGCTTGATTCTTTATTAGTGCAGTTACCGCCCCCTGCCCTTCGGCGACGGACTTCACTTCGTTCGCCCTTGCGTCTAGCCCTGCCCTGCGGAGCATCTCTATACTGCCCGGCTCGTCCTGGCCGCACCAGAAGGTCTCTACCTTGTAATCCTCTTTCAGTTTCTTGGCTTTTTCGCAAATCTCGTCGGGGGTCTTTCGCAGCTCATAGTATTCGTAGAATATCCAGACCCTTCCTTGGCTGTCCTCGCCGTGCAGGATTATTGCCGCCGGGTCGGGGTAGAATCCCCAGTCGATGCCGCCGATGACCCGCTTGAACTCAACGCCCTTCGGCTCCTTGATGTTGCGGTTGGTGAACTCCACATACACCAGCCCGGCCATCTTGCGGAAGAGGCCCATGTAGCGCATCTCGAATATGCGGCGGTCTAGGGTCTTGCCTGCCCTCTCGTATTCCTGCTGGGGATAATAGGGGTTGTCAATAGAGGAGAATTGCACCACGTCGTAATCGGGGTCGCCCTTCTTCCACCGGTCAAAGAACTCAGTCTTGAGCCAGTTCAAACTATAGGGGGTGGTTGTTAGCAGGCACCGGCCCATCTTGACGCCTAATCTCCTCTGTATCGCCTGCCAGGAGGCCAGCTTTATCTGACCCGCTTCGTCCGTCCAGCAGGCCCTTACTTGCCCGCCTTCCAGGCTATCGGGTCTATCGGCTGACCCAAAATAAACTATTCCCCCGGAGCCTAATCGGTATTCCCTCTTTTGCTCCTTATATTCCCCCTTAATACCGGGCTCGTAATCAAACCGCCTCCTGAATTCCGGAAGAGTTGTCCGGTTGAACAGGGGGAACGTCGGAGCTATAACAAAGAACGAATCAGTCGGATGATTACGGACTTCCCTTAATAGCCAAATAGGGCCAAAGAAAGTTTTGCCGCCGCCGGTGCCGGCGATTAAACCGATGAAGCGGGCTTCGGACTCAAAGGCTTTCGCCTGGTAATCATGTAGCTCTACCTCGCCGTTCATTCATCTTTTCTTCTATTCTCGTTATATTCTGGTTGAGGCCAAGTCCCACTATTAAGACCCACCGACTTACATACTGAACCGCTATCATCATGTGCCCACCATTGATTTAGAATTTGAACAATTATCAATGCTTAATCCTCCTTTTTGCGGATTATTACTTTAAGGGGTTTTAACTGCCCGCTATGCTCAACCTTCTCGGGTGCGTATGCTCCTTTGAGCTTATATGCCATATCCAAGTATTTAACTCTCACATTAGAATCGGGAACATCTATAAACTCGATATTCTTTTCATTGGCATTAGGTAAATCCCCCGTGCTTGGCTGATGTTTCTTGGGCGGAATGGGAACCACTGAAATTACTTTAGTTGCTTCTAGTCCCTCTTTGAGTTTTTCATTAAGGTAAGCATCGGTCACGCCCATTTTGTCAAGAAGCTCGGTAACTGAAATGTCTACTTTTTGTAACATTCGATACCCATATTGACGGGCATGTTGTCTTGTCACTTTGGGATTTACAGCCAAATATGCCTCGGTTGCATTTCCGCTATTTTTAATATAGGCATCTATGAATTTACGCTGTCTTAATGTTCGCTTTATCTCCATCCGCACCACCTAATAACATATTTTCATTCCATCTTTGGAGTATTCAACCACAAATTCACTGCTACAAGCCAAACATATATATTCATACCTAATTGGATCGTCCGCTGAGGTTGCACTATAACTAAAGACCTCAAGCTTACCTCCGCATTCGGGACAAAAGCTAATTAACATTTAAATTCACCTAATCTTAAATCCTCAGCATGTTTCTCATTAATTCGTATTTTAATTACCGCCCTATTTCCGTATCTCTCAAAAATCTCGACTACCTCGCCAGTAAGTTCCTTTATCCGTCCAGATTTATCATAGTAAGGTAATCTGATTTCTCTAGGGATATGTCTTTTTGACAATTTAATTTCAGCGGTTACAAATGCCATCTACACCACCGACTCATCCGCTACGCCCTGAAAATCAGCAACGATCAGTTCAAGTGCCAACCCATCCTGCACCTCGTCCGGCAAATCCTCGTTAATTTCAGCCAATAATTTGACCCTCTCCAATTCTGACTCTAAAATATCTAAAGCCGCTTTAGGCATCCGACATTTAAAAATGTACCAGTTATTCATCTTTCTTTCCTAAAACGCTACCAAGTAAAATATTCTGGAGAGTGATTGTAAACAGCATCTTGGTCAATTCGAACGCCTGCCTTCTGCTAAAACCCCGGTTCTTACACTCCTTATAGTGTCCCCACAGGCTCTTGGACATGTCGGTCAGCGCTTCTTCTAGTTTTCTCCACTCTACTGGTTTCAAATTTTTCCTCCTTTCTTTTTATCTCAAACAACCCTTCCTTTCTTAAGTATGGCTTCCTTAAAAAATGCGTCCTGTCGTGGTCATCAAGGCATAAGCTAATCATATTATCGGGTACACACTTGCCCCCCTGACTTCTAAGGACAATCTCATGCACCTGCACCGCTGGCCTTCCACAGACTTCGCACAGGGAATGATCCTGGAAATAGGCCCACTGGGCCAGCCTGTCTTTTTTTCTCCTCATCCTCCAATTCATCCAGCCCGCCTTATCCTCTTCGCCAATTCCCTTTTGGCTTTGCGGTTCAGCCCGGGCGGGTTCTTTTTGACCCAGCGATCTTTTAATTGCTTGTGTTGCTTCTCCTTGTAAGTATGAGTTTCCCCGCTTTCGTTGCTCATATTTTCCCCCTCTCTATCACAAGCCGAGCGTTCTCACCGAATCTTATCTCTAGGTCTCCATCCTTAGTAATCCCCATACCGTTTATCGCAAATTTATACACATTCTCGCCTGCGTGAACTTCGACAGTTTCTGGAATATCGTCATCCGTTCGCCTGATGTCCGCAGGAGTAATATTTGCGCTCCAGATCCCTCCTATTATTTTACGAGTCTTCCCTTCTTTTTTCATTTTTTCCCTCTACTAC